TGGAGATCTTTGAGCAACTGGCCCCACTACTCGAGGCAAAGTTCGGCGCGAAGGCGTACTGGTCATACGGTCGTAACGAGGTGGTCATGCCGGACGAGTCGCGCTGGCTAGTCCAGGCTGCAACGCCTAAGGCATTTCATGGCTTTTCCCCGACATATATCGTGGCGGACGAAGTCTGGAACATCTCCGCCGACGTTCTCTTCAATGGCGCACTACCGTCTCAACGCGCTATGCAGTCCCCATTGCTGTCGTGCTGGAGCACAGCTGGCACCGAAGACTCAAGCGCGATGCTCAAAATGCGTGAGGAAGGGCTCCGCGCTATTGACGAAAAGAAGTTCTCTAAACTTTTCTTCGCCGAATGGAGCGTCCCCCCAGGGGTGGATCCGATGTTGGAAAAAAAGTACTGGCCGTGGGCTAACCCAGCGATCGGTTACACGCTGGATCCCGAGATCCTTGTTGATGAGTCAGAGCAGGTGGACAAAGCAGCCTTCATGAGAGCATCGCTGAACTTGTGGATCTCAAGTGCTAACTCGTGGCTGAACCCTGGAGTCTTTGACAAGTTGACAACTAGCGCGATGCCCGAGGGCGGGGTACTGGCGGTTGACTCGAGCATTGACGAAAGTCTTTACTGTGGAATTAGGGCCCAACTCAACGACGAAGGACAGATCGCTGTGACCGTCGAGTTCGTCACCGACACTCTCGGCGCTTGCTGGGAGAAGGTGCATGAGTCCGCCAAAACTTGCCGACAGATCGCGCTCACGCCTTCGCTGTTCCAGATGGCCCCGATGGATCTTGACAAGAAAAAAATAGACGTCGGCTACGGCGAACTTGTCACCCATACAAGCACCATCCGCCAACTCATCAACGAAGGTCGCCTCGTGCATACCGGTGAGCAAATGCTCCTCGAGCACGTCAACAGGGCCGTCGGCGTCAAGACCCAGTCTGGCTACACGATCTCATCACAGAAGTCGAGTGGCCCGATCACGATGGCGAGGTGCATGATCTTCGCAGCTGCACTTGTGGCGAAGCCGACGCAGAAGGCGAGAGCTGCTATCGCTTTCGGTAGGTGATCACTTTCTATCTTTTCCCGTGGTGCTTGCTTTTGTCACACCACAGGTAGAGACTCCAGGTAATGCCTCTCTTCGGTAAAAAGATCACCGCGCCAGCGTATAACTCCGCCCCACTAGGAGCTGCTGCAGGCGCGTCGCAGATAGGCCAGTTTTACTCGTATTCCGTAGGGGCATTCGAGGAAGCTGCACTATCTGTACCCACGATCGCTCGGGCTGTTTCGTTGCTCTCGACGGTCGTGGGAACCCTCGACATGAAGTCCTACGTCCTGCAATGGAACGGCGAAGAGTACGAAAAGATCTATGTCGAAGGCGAGTCCTGGATGACGCGCCCAGATCCTAAAGTGACGCGCAACTTCATCATGGCAAAAACGGCGAAAGATCTGATCCTTTACGGTCGCGCTTTCTGGGCCGTTACCTCGCGCTATAGCACAGGCTTTCCTGCTACTTTTCAATGGCTCCCAGCGAACCTCGTTCAAAGTCCTAACAATGCCCCGCCCGAATGGTTCGGCCCAGCAGACGAACTTGAGTTCAACGGTCTCCCACTTGACACGTCAAACGTGATCCAGTTCCTCAACGGCAACATCGGCGTCGTGTACTCAGGTCGTCGCGCCATTCAAATTTCTTTGAAACTCGATCAGAGTGCAGAGCGCTTTGCCTCCAATGAAATCGCGGCGGGATATCTTCAGCAGCGCGGAGGGGAGCCCATGAGTGGCGAAGAGCTTGGAGAAATGGCTGCAGCCTGGGCTGCTAATCGTCGCACCAATGCCATCGGCGCTCTCAATGAGTTCGTCACCTTCCAGTCGTTTGATCAGGATCCTTCAAAGTTGCAACTAGTTGAGGGCCGTGAGTATCAGACAAAAGAACTTTCGCGCCTCATGGATATTCCTGCCTACTTGCTCGCTATTGACCAAAGCGGCATGACCTACGCAAATGCTCAGCAGGCTCGCCAAGATCTGCTGCTCTTTGGAGCACGTCCCCTGCTTCATGCAATAGAGGAACGCTTGTCTATGGACGATGTACTCCCTAGAGGGAGGCACTGCCAGTTCGATCTGGATGAATACGTCGGCGAATACGCGCCCGACGAGCACGACCCAGTCATGCAAGAACCAGCAGCTAACCCACTTTCCGACACAAACAATCTGGAGTGATCATGATCCATTTCTCAGCAGACCTAGATCTCATCATCGCCGAAGCAGGCGACGAGAACCGCCCAGCGCGTATCGCCGGTATCGCCGTCCCCTGGGATGTTGTCGCAACTGTTTCAGGAGGTCAGCGCGTCAAGTTCCTTCGAGGCGCGTTTGACCTAACTCAGAAACCAGCAAAACTGCTGGAGAACCACGACATGAGCCAATTACGCGGAGTTGTCAATGCTCTCGCCGACAGCGACGCTGGCCTCGAGTTCGAAGCAACGCTGGCGGACACTCGCGCATCAAAGGACGCAGTCGCTCTTTTGAAGGCTGGCGCGTATGACTCAGTTAGCGTCGGCGCTAATCCAGTTCAGTTCAAATACGACAAGGCAGGCGTAATGGTTGTCGCTAAGGCGCAGCTCATCGAATTGTCACTTGTCGCGGTTCCTGCTTTTTCGGAAGCAGTAATCACAGAAATCGCAGCCTCGGCCGATCCTGAGGATGTTGAAGAAAAACCCATAGACACCCCTGAGGAGGAAAAAGTGTCAGAAGCAATCAAGGCCGAGTCAGTAGAGTCGGCAACAACCCCCACAAGTCCAATCCTTTACGCACAAGCAAAGCAAGAGTTTAAACTTCCTTCAGCTGGCGAATGGATCTCCGCACAGATGCAAGGTGGCGCTATCGCTGCTGAGTTCAACGCTCGAGTCCGCGCTGCAGCTCCAGATGTGACCACCAGTGACCTCGATGGCATCCTGCCATTGCCGATCATCTCTCCAATTTATTCGGGAATTCAGGGCTTGCGCCCTGTGGTGGATGCAATTCAAGCTCGCCAAATGCCTCAAAGCGGCAAAGTGTTCATCGTTCCAAAAATTACAACACACACCTCAATTGGTGGCCCAGAAACACAGAACACCACAATCACCGCTGGACAGTTCATTGTTGACGACATCCAAATCACTAAAGACATTTACGGTGGATACGTCGAAGTGTCCGAGGCATCACTTGACTGGACTTCGCCAGAAGTACTTCAAGGGCTCCTCGAAGACATGGCAAAAAAATACGCCCTTGCAACCGACAATGCAGCAGCCGACGCGCTTCTTGCAGGCACTTCACAGGCCACAGGCAACGTCGCACCGACAGACCCTGCCGACTGGATCGCCAAGGTTTACGCTTGCGCGACGACCATCTTGAGCAATGGCTACTACCTGCCAGATCATCTCTTTGTTTCTCCAGACGTGTTCGCACAGCTCGGACAACTCAGCGACACCGCAGACCGTCCATTGTTCCCACAGGTCGGCCCGATGAACGCATTCGGCACAATGAACCCAGGCTCACGCGAGTCAGTCGTGTTCGGTTTGCGCCTCGTAGTTGATACCAACTTTGCAGCAAAGACCACCATCGTCGGTGCAGCAGCTACTGGAGCCTTCCGTTGCTATGAGCAGCAGAAGGGCGCGATCAGCCTTGACAATCCTTCAACATTGTCTCGCACGATCGCCTTCCGTGGTTACTTCGCTCCAAAAATGATCGACGCTAACCAGTTCATGAAGATCCCACAGGCTTAGTTCCTACTAAGCCACCCGAGAAAGTTTGCATCATGGCAGTATTCGCAGTCACTCATCATCAGCGACTAGACGACTATGCCGTGGTGCAAACCCTCGAGGACACAGACATCGGTATCGGTCAAAGCATCACGCTTGCTGGCTTAGGCCACAGCTTGAACGGCACTCACACGGTCTATGCAATCAACCCTTACTATTTTCAAGGCGTTGATGAAGAAGGCGACCTGCTTTTTGACTACGACATTTACATTGGCAATCAGGTCATCTTTTACGATGCCGGTGACGATCTAGAACGTGGTGCAGCGATCCCGACTGGGACGCTCACTTGGACTCAGACCTGCCAATGGATCGCCAGTTCGGACGTCCTTGCATGGCTCGGAATAAGTGTCGCGACCGCAAACGACACAGCGTTCGTTGGCTCATGCACGGATGCAGCTAACGCGTTCGCGTTTCGGCGACGGAAGGAAGCAGGTTATTTTGACTCGCTCACTACCGTCCCAGGCGCGGACGTCAAACTCGGGACAACAATGCTTGCTGGAGCTCTTTATCGAGAGCGCGGAAGCGTTGACTCGTTTGCCAGTTTTGAAGCAATGAACATCCCAGGATCTGTCGGCTCAATGGGACAGATCAACCGCTTACTAGGCGTCAACAGGAGCCAGGTCGCATGAGTGCATCAGGCATCTTTGCAAGCGCCCAGAGCACCCTTGTAGCCTCTCTCACAGGACTCGGGCTGGCAGTCGTCACCGACAGTCGCAACGCTCGCCCGATGACAGTCTTTGTCGAGCCCCCCACGTTCACCTGCTTCAACAGCAACATAGCCGAAATCACTTTCGGACTCAGGATCCTCGCAGCCCCCCCAGGCAACAGCGACGCCGAGGACTACCTGATCACCACAGCCGACACGATCATGAACAGCGCGATCTCCCTCATCTCGGGCGCTCCTTCTGTCACGACAATCGGATCCCAAGACATTCCCTCATACGACCTCACGGTTCGTGTGGGAACTTCAAGAAACCCATAGGAGAAATCATGGCAACAACCACTTACCTTTCACAGCCAGCAGAACTCAAAATTGCTGGAACCGACATCACGGATCAGGCCAGTTCGGTGAGTTTTACTCTCGGCAGCAACCCTCTCACCAGCACCGCCTTTGGCGATCTCGGGGAGCGTATGGTGCCTGGCTTACAAACTGTCGAAGGCACAATCACCCTTTACGTCTCATACGGCGCGACAGAAGTTGAAGGCCTGATCGCTGGCGAAGTTGGTCAAGGAGACACCACCATTGTCGTCAAAAAAGGCGCAGGTGCTATTGCAGCTGATAACCCAGAATGGACGATCTCAAATACCATGATCGCTAACTACCCGATCACCTACACCGTCGGCGAACTCCAAGTGATGGAAGTTTCGTTCTCAGGTGGAACCTGGTTACGCGACATCACCCCATAAACCAATCCCTTACCGTGCAAAGGAAACCCCATGAAACTATCCATCAAAGTCAACACAGGTGAGGGAGATTACGTTGTCGAAACTAATCTCTTTCACATTGTGCAGCTGGAGCGGAAATACAAAGTCAAAGCATCAGACCTCGCCTCAGGTATCTCTATAGAGATGCTCGGCTACCTCGCACACGAGGCAGCAAAACAGCAAGGTCACAACCCCCCACTCATCCTCGATGACTTCCTCAAAAAATTAGTCACTCTGGACGTCATCAGCAATGAGGCAGAAAACCCCACCGTCGGGGATCAGTAGCAAGAACTCTCGCCGAGCTTCTTGTTGAGACTGGCTACTGGCCCCCAGACATAAACTTCACTACGCAAGATCTCATGACTTGCATAGACGTAATTAACTCACAGAGAAAGGGCTAGACATGACAGCAACAGCGCGAACCGAGTTTGTCGGCGGTGCAGCTGCTATCAAAGCCCTCAAGAGTATTGACCCCGAGTACCGCAAGGACTTCAACCGCCAGGCAAAGAGCATTGTCGCCCCGTTGCTTGCCGAGGCTAAAGGCGCATACCCCCAGATGCCGTTATCTGGCATGAAGTACAAGTGGACAGATAAGCGCGGTCGGACTCTTTTACCTTGGACGGTGAGCAAGGTTCGGGCTGGCGTAAAGTTCAAAACTTCTACGCGCCGAAACAAGTCCGCTGTGCTTTATGTGACCCAGAGCG